GCTATTCTCTTCTTTTTTAAAGAACTTCAAACCTTTCCATATTAAAATTAGAGAACCTAAGAGTCCTATTATATAACTCATATAAAATATTGGTTGCAATGCCTCATTAAGCATAGGAGTTATAGATTTTTCAACAATTGTACTTAAGTATTGTTCATCATAGTCAGTACTATTTACTTGAGTAATATCATATTCTTCAAGAGAAACTCCTACGTAATTTTGTTGCAACATTAATTATACCCTCTTTCTAATTTTAGTCTTTTGTGTTTTTGTTATAGAAAATACAGTCTTCCCTTTACCGTATTTTTTAACATTCTTCTGTTTAATCTTTATTATAGGTTTTTTAGTTGGTTTACCAGTATTAAGCTTATTATTATTTTTTCTATTTCGTCTTGCTCTAATGAGCTTTTTATCTTCTTCTGTTAGTTCTTTTACCATTGTACTATATTCCTTTTTATTTTTCAAGTGTTATTGTGCTAGTGGTTTGTATGCTTCAATTAACTTAGACTCTTCTACTAGTAATATTTGTAAAGAACCAGATACTCCCGTACCATTAGATGAAACCTCTTCAATACTTACTCTTATATCAGTCTTAGCGGGTACTATATCCCAGTTAGGTCTTAAATCAGTATATTGGCTTGATCCATTTGCAACAACATCAAATCTTTCTTTATTCTTCCAAACTTTCCCAAATCTTCTTGAGTAATAAGCACATTGAGCAGTACCTGTAGATTGAGCTCTACTTATACTGAACTTTCCTCTTCTAATAAACCCTACAAATCCAACAGGGATAGTATAAAGAAGCATTTGAGTTTGGTTATTACCATTGTTTATAATTGCTCTAACAGCCGTAGACAATGGTACTCCAGAAGTAGGTGCTGGGTCAATATGAAAATAAAGTATGCCATTTATTTCACTTCCAAAATCAGATTCATTTTCCATTCTAAACACTCTCCATAAGGGAGTTGCTAGAGTTACATTTGTTTGACCATTAGTTGTTATTGTTTGTGTTACTGGAAGTCCATCTATATCTAGCCCACTTATTTCTATAGTTTGTCCTGTATCTAAAACATCACTTGAACTAATATACTGCATTGGCGCAGTACCATCTGCATCATAAATGTATATACCTCCAAATTCCCATAAATCTTCTGGGTCTGACGATGTATCTACTTCAGGATTTTCTCCAAATTTATCTACCCAAGAATAACCTTCTATCATACCTTGGGAAATTTTTAATTCAAAAGGTTGTCCAACCTCAACTCCAGCCGTAGACTGCCCAGCAATCAATATAGCTTGTGCATTATATATATCTTCTACGTTAACTTCTCTTTTTAATACCATTTTATTATCCTCTCATCAAAATAGAGCATCTGCTCTTTGCATATATTTTTACTGGGAGTATATTTTTAATAACTATTTCTCCGCCAGCTTTCTTTATTTTTATCTCTGTTTTACCTTTTTTTATAAATATAGATACACACCCCATGTTTTTGAGTTTAAATATACCTATCTTACCGCTTATTCCTTCAAGCTCTTCATATTCTTTATTTTTTATGTGGATGTTCATATTACCACTCCTTAATTAAGGTTCTAGATAGGGGCATTTCTGCCCCTTTTATCTATTTAGCTTCAGTTTTAACTTCAGCTTCTTTGTCTTCAAAGATTAAGTTTTGAACTTCAGTCTTTGGTTTTACATATCCTATCTTTTTATGGATAGCTTTTAGATCTAATCCTATTTTCATAGTTTCCCCCTATTATGCTGCTTTAGCGTGAGCATAAATGTTTATAGCTTGGTTATCCCAAGTAATTGCGTCATAGTAAGTTAGATATTTGAAAGTGTCATTGAATGAAGCAGCATTTTGAGCTGATCTTACAACTTCGCCTTTAGTTATTTTAGTAATAACTTGAACAGCACCTTTACAGATAATCATAAAGTTAATATCTTGACCTGTTAGAGCAAAACCGTCTGTATCAGACAAAGTAACTTCTGTGTTAAATCTTGAAGCTGGAACTTCCATAACAATCATACCATCATATTCAGCAAAACGAGTATCAATTTTACCTTTAACTTCAGCATTCAAGTTATAAGTGAAAAAGTTTGTATTTTTCATAAATGTAAATACAGCGTTAGATACTAGTAATCTTCTACCTTCTTTTGGAGCTTCTTTTCCATTCAAAATTTCAATAGCTACATCAATAGCAGCTTTAACAGTTGAAGAAGTTAATGTAGTAGGTGTAGCAGTAGTTGAAGCATCTGCGTTTGTATAAGCTTTTGCAAATACAACAGCATCTCTTTCAGGTACTACTTTAGTTCTTTGGAATTCACCAACCATTTCAGCAAGAACAGCCTGTCCTTCAATACCTTCGATTATTTCTAGAGGTAATAGAGTAGATCTCTTAACTAATAGCTTTTGAGTTTCCCAAGTCGCAACTGCTCCTACATTTGAAGCGATAGAGCCGTCATATTTACCTAATCCACCAAAAGACCATTTTCTGATTTTTACTTCGTTAGAATTATCTAAACCAACTTTAACTTCGCCTGAACTGATGTCCAAGAAGCCAGACATAGCTGATTCTTTATTTATTTTGTCGATTACTTTTGGTAAGTAAATTATTACTGGTGCAATACTATTTGACATATTATATATTCCTTATTTTTACAATAGACCTTTGCTCTTTAGCAATTCTTCGGTCAATTGTTCTTGTGTTTTTTGTTCAGAGTTATTTGGTTGTCCTGATGGAATGTTTTCCTGAAAGTTCTTTTTAGCCTCTTCTGTTGCAGCAAGCTTTGTTGCTTCTGCATTAGAAATTAGCTCGTCTGCAAAGGTTTCTAATTCTGATATGTCTAGTCTTAATGCAGTCTTTTCATATTTATTAGAATCAAGTCCTTTTACTACACATAGATTTCTCCAAGTGTCCTTCTTTTCGAAGGCTTCAACCTTTCTTTCAAGTTCCTTACTTTTATCTTCTTTCGATAGATTAGCAATTCGCTGTCTTTCAACGTCATCTTCTCTGAGTTTTTCATTTTTTTTATATTCTGATACAGTTCTACTGATACCTGAATAATCTTTTTTCAAAGTTTCTAATTCTTGCTCCAGCTCTTCTTTTGTTTTTACTACTGGCTCATTGGCTAGCTTAGCAGCTTCCAGTGCTTCTTTCTCTGCTATTGCAGCTAATTCAGCTTCTAGTCTCTCTTTATCACTCATTTTATTCTCCTGCTGTCGTGGTTGCTGTTATTATAGGGGAAGGGTACAACAGCATAAAACTTCCCCCATTAAAAAAGACAGAGTATGAACTTAATCATATTTCTGCCTGATAAACTACTATAACACTATATTTTCTAAAAGTCAAACAAATTTTCTTGTTTATCTTCATATTCTTTTAAATTGTCATAAACTGGTTTTTTTCTCTCTTCATTGAATATTTGCACTGGGAATTCTCCATCGTTGATTGACCATTTTAAAGGAGCTTGTCCGAATATATACCACTTACCATCTGGATACTGAAACTTACCAGCGAATCTTCTGTCAAAGTTACCATTACCTTTTGAACCATAAGGCTCTCCGTCTAATTGTCCATTCATTACTGCTGATTGCTTTCTTGATGTGCTTTTAAGTCTAGCAAGTAGTTTAACTCGCATATCGATACCCTTGTCTCTAGCCTCTTGAAGAATATTATAATCTTGTATGCCCTGAACTCTTCTAGTCTCGTGTCGTGCTATGCGAACAGTTTTATAATGGACACCATTCATATTAGCTAAGCCACTCTCTAGAGCTTTCTTTGTAAGAATACGACCAGTTCTATCCCTAACACCTAGAGCGACTTCTATTCTTCTTGCTGTGGATTTAAAATCTATTCCTTTTTTAGCAGATTCGTTTATTATCTTACTTATAGTTCTTGCATCAATACTAGACCTTTTAATTAAAGCAGTTTTATTCAAATACTTATTCGTTATTCTAAATTGTTCAGTTGTCGGTATTGTTTTATAGATTTGAGGGATACCCCATTTAACTTTTCCTATAGTTTGCTCTGTTATAAACTTAGTTTCAAAGCTTGCTCTATTCAATCCATCAACAACGCTTGACTTCATATTTTCATTCATAAGAAAGAACTGTTTTGTATTAATTCTTTCTAATCTAGCTAAAGCTATCTTTCTCCTAGGAAAAGGAAGTGATAAAATCTTATCAATGTTCTTTTTAGTAAATACATTAACCGCAAGAATAGAACCATATAATAAAACACTTGTGTCTATTAAATGGTCGTTCCTTGATTTTTGTACTTCCTGAGTAGCCTTCCTATTTGCTTGTATCATCAGTATTTTCCGTATCATCAAAACCACCTATATCTACAGTAATCTCTGATAGAGCTTCTTCTGCAAGTAATCTAGCCTTCTCCTCCGCCACTCCAAGTGCCATCATAATCTTCTTATAAGCAGGTAATGGAACACCAGCTCTTTGCATAGCTTCTAAATCTGCCAACTCATCAACTGGTTTGTTTCTAATAAACACATAGTCTATTTTGAAAGTATCATAATCTCCAAGACTCTTTGTATCAATAGTTGTCCAGAAAGATTTCAAAAGTCTATCTTCTAATTCCAAAGACCATTGCATTTGCTTTTCTGTTATATCACAATCATTATCCATAGATCTATAAAGGAATGATATTTGTTTTTGTGTAGCTTGAGAAAGATTAATCAACTTATCAGAGTCAACTATATTAGCAAACCTAAATATATTTTTTTCTAACTCATCAAGAACCATTCTAGCAAAATCAGGGTTAAGATTCTTTTCGGTAAAGCTAACTTCTCCGCCTTCACCAACTTCAATAGCACCAGCCTTTTGAACTTTCTCCATAAATCCAGTGCCATCGTCATCATCCCCCGCGTCTTTACTGCCAGCACCTTCAACATCTTTTAATACTAATATAGCCTGTCTAATAGCTGATTGTTCTGTAGATGTATCAGAAACAACTAAATCATAAGCATCTATATAGCTTAATACTCTTTCAGCATTTCCCATATTATAAGAGTTATTTTTCCATTGTATTAAAGGAACTCTACCAAAACCATGAGGAGCTGATTCAACTAATTCCCATTTATCAGAACTAGCATCATTTTCTTTATTACAAACATATTCTTCTCTATTTACAGAGTCATATATATACATTCTATCTTTTTCTTTTCCAGCGACGTAAACATATCCAGCTTCAGGAGTTCCAGTCTTCTCATTATAGAATACCTCAGCATTCCAAGGGAAAAACTTCTTTGTATAAACTTCGTTTTCTTCTATGTAATAAAGAGTATAAGAACTACCATATAAAGCCATATCACCTATTAATTCACTTCTAAGAGTAGGTGTTTTATTTATTCTATCATAGTTTAAATATTTATCTTCTATAGCATCTTTGTTAGGGACGTCTTCAGCAATTACTCTTGTTATATTATGCCCTAAATATCCTGACTTTTCATTCTTAATAAGATTTACAAAATCAGAAGATGCTCTTATGTTTAAATCAGCAGAAGAAATTATCCCTCTACCTAAAATAGGAATACCTTGAGACTCGATTGAACCTCTTTGGTCAAAGTCGCCCCTAAACATTAAAGACCTTTTAAGTAGTCCGTTCTTTAATTGCTTTGCTTTGTAATCTTGTAAGCAAACTTTATAATCCATGTGTTATTCTCCTTCTAGGTTATTGTAAAATTCTTCGCTTGTTTCTAATGCTGTTATTGTTGCTGTATTATCGTCATTAGGTCTTATATTTGAAATTATAGCTGAGTAAATCTTACCCTTACCTATATCAAATAAATCCCCGTCGTATTGCCATTTAATCTTACCATCTTGCATTTTACCTTTACCTTTTATAATATTACTATGTAAGATAGGGTTTGTCAAATAAACTTCTTTTGTATTGTTGTTAGTGTCTATTTCGTATTGAGCAATTAAAGGCTTAGAGTTTTCACTATCGATAGTTTCAAAACTTCTTATAGTCATATAGTATCCAACTTCTTTAATATCTACAGGAAAATCAAATCTAAACCCTATTATATTCGCACCATCAATTAAGAGTTCTGAAATTCTTCCTGAGTACTCATTTATCATATCGTTATTATTAGCTATGTAAACTCTATCTAAAAGACTTCTATTTAATGCTTCCATATTAACACCGAAGTCAAATCCCATTCTTCTTTCTTGAATACTTCTAAGCTCAAAAGAAATTATCTTTTTAACATCGTCTAAGTTTTGAACAAACTCTAAGTCTTTGGTAGATATCTTAAATTCAGAGTCATCTATCTCAGTTTCAAAAACAACATCCCCATTAATATAGTATCCTATAACTTCTTTTTCTTTGTAATCAGTCTCATCAACGTACTTAACTTTCATTGCGTCTGTTGTAACTCCTATACCAAGATTCCAATTCATCTTGTAAGTATTGTGTGGAGTAAATAACTCAGCATAGTCTTTTTCTTGGTCTATACCTATGTAGTAAAGCCCATTCCTAATAGTTAATTCACCTCTAAAGTTATCAAGGATAGTTGTTATTATATCTAGTATCTTTCTGAAGTCTGATATTACACCGTCGCATTGATAACCTTGTTCTTCACAGAAATTATAAAATTCTACAAAAGAATCATTATCTAGTCTATCCTCAGACTCAGCTCTAGGATTATATATATCACTAGTAAGTAATGCCCTAACTATTGCTGCAGGGTTTCTAGATACCTTAGTATTAATCCACCCTGTACCATTCCAATAAGGAATTTTAGCCTCTGCTATTACGTTATATTGAGATACAGTTCCTGATAGTGTTTTATTTGCTTGTATTTCTAATCTAGTTTGACTTATCTTTTCAACTATATTTTGGTTAACGGCTTGACCTTCTATAACAAATTTGAAATCTGCTATAACTACTTCACCGATATCACTATCACCTTTTTCTCCACTTGTATTTTCAAGTTGAACTTCATATTGTCCAGCTGATAATGAGAAGCCTATTGTTCTAAAAAATAAATTATCTGAGTTATTAAGATTATCAGGGGATTGCATAGTAACTATATCGTCACTTACTACTGTTGTAGAGTTTGCATTTGGCACTAATTGTTTTAACCCATTTATATCCAACGTATAAACTGTATCAGCAGTAGAGATATTTTTAAATATAGTATCTCCAACCGCTCTATATTTTACAGAAATATTTACTGACCTATTCTTTTTCTTATTATCAATTAATTTATAAAACCCTTGAGGGAATGCAAAATTAAGTATTACATCAGTTGTATCTAATGGAGACGTCTCTATAGTAGGGATATTTTCTACATCGTATTTGTCTATATTAGCCTCAGGAGTTTCTATAGAACTAAGCTCAGGAATTTCAAAAGATTTAAGGGTTGTAGTATCATTTTGTTCTTGTAACTTAGTATTAGATATTGGATAAATCTCTATATATTTAATTTTTATATGTCCTATATTAAAAAAAATTGAATTAGTTGACTCATAAGTTTCTCCAGAAATAAATAATAAATCTCCAGAAGTTACTATAAAATTACTTGATGTGGTTATATCTTGTCCAAAAGTACTTTCATATCTAACTAAAACCCCAAAATTTATATTAGTAAATTCGGAAAGAATTAAATTATCATATCTTATAACTATATCATTTAAATTAAGACCGGAAGTAGTATTTCCTTGTATATTATACTCTTTTCTATACTTATTAAATTCTTGTACACCCTGATTAGTTATTAAAGCTTCGTCTTTAACTACCTCTTTAATATTATCAAACCCTATAAAATCTCCACCATTTTGTTTTTCTATGTTAGAATAAGCAGGATTATATGAGCTTAAAAGAGCCTCTCCTAGCTTATCTTTAGAAGTGGTAACGTTACCAGGTAATCCAAAGTAAAATCTAAATTTATTAAAGGCATTCCCTTCTCCTACAAGTCTATGAGGGCTTTGTAAATATGGAGGTGTTATTTGAGTCTTACCGAAAACAAACGGTAAAATATCTTTTGCATTCTCATTACTAGAACCTGTTAATTCAGATTTTCTATCCTTAGCCTTATCTGATGGTTTAGTTCTACTACTAGGCGTTAATAGTCTACCTAAATATTGTCCAGCTCCTGAAGTTATTAATCCATAACCAGCTGCCTCAAAACCAGGAACAAATAATAAAGCCACACCAACTGCTATTAAAGCAATCTCAAAGAAGTTAGGAAGAGAATCTCCACCAGCTGGACGAGAGACTACATCAACTATATCTCCACTTCTAAATCTATAGTTTAAATTGTCGCAAGGCTTACCATTCAATAGGAATAAACTTTTTCTATCTTTAGTATCTTCAAAAAATTCTTTAGCCTTACAACCGACTATAGGAAGCTTTCTAACCTCTTGATTTAAAAGGTTTCGTTCCTTCCAAAGAATAAATCCCAACAATTCTCTTTTCCCAATCAGAGATAGAGTCCATCCTAGTATCGCATTCTTTAAGTCTATGTATAAATTTTTTATCATTCAAACAAAATCCTATGTGGTTTCCTTTAAAGAGTATTAAAGCTTCTCTTCTAGGCTTATCCAGTTTGTTAATTTTCAGAGTGTCAAACAATGTAGCTTGAAATTCTGGTTTTTTATCTTCCGTAAAGTACGGGAATCTTGGTAGCTTTATGCAGTTCTTAACCATATTAGAATCTTGAAATATATCTACTATCAAATCCCAACAGTCATTTATTCCTAACTCATATTTCTTAAAATGTTTTATCATTATAAGAATAAATTAGGAAAATCTCTTTGGTTAATACTAATCCCCCCTGCATTGTATGGAAGTGATGTATCAAACAATAATCCCATTGATATAGTTTCTAAGCTAACAGAAATATCTTTAACTAAGAATTCACCCTTAGATACTCTTTCACTAACTTCTTCTTTATTGGCTCTCACAACCCATATCTTAATAGTTATGTCTTCATTCTTATTAGCAACATTTCTTAATTCTTCTACAATCTCAGTTGTGTTAAACAATACTATAGAAGCTCCTGCGTCCTCACCTTGTGGTGCTAATTTAAGTTTAAAAGGATATGGCTGGAATTCAAAACCATCACTAGTAATTGCTACAGTGTTATTAACAAGTCTATATGTTTTAGATAGGCTAGGAGAACTAATTTCCAGCAAAAATAGTATGCTTCTTGCATAATTTAAACTATAGCTTGCTTTTGTTAATCCTGTGTTTTGTTTTACCATTTTTTCCTCTGTCTTATTATAACATATGTTTTGAAAATTTCAAGTTATATTCTTTCATCTTCCCCTTGTGTCATTTTTAAACCCTCTCGTCTATGTAGCCTAGAGATTCTACAGCTCCACTATATGAACCGCCAACCTCCAAGTTAACAAATATATCCATTTCGTTACTACCGTTAGTTGGCATTTCAAACTCACTAATCCACTCTGAACCTGATTGAGAGTCTCCAAGCTTTAATCCAAGTGGTTGCCTTTCGACCCCCACGAATGTATCTCTAATCTTTGTATCAAGCCTAGTCCCAGAATACACCCAAGCACTAAAAAATACAATAGCTTTTGTTGTTATCCCTAACGGTTTAGACAATATAAGTGTTTGCCAAGAAGGACTAACATTGCCGACAACAGTAAAATCTGTTATCCCTCCTCCATATCTAACCTCTATTCCTCCGCAACCAGATTCTATAGTTTTAAAATTGATTATATCCCCAGAACTGTCCGTGATAAATGAGCCGACTCTTCTATATGCACTATACCCACTCTCAGCTGTTAAATTAGTTGCGTCTACATCCCAGTCATAACCACAATCAACGCCACCAACGCCATCACTTAAAACAAACATATGATAAGTAGCATTTGCAACTACACCACCAACATAAAAGTCCTCATCTATAAAGTCACTTGAAAAGGCTGTTTCAATTTCACAATCAGTTTCTGTTCTTTTTTTAGCAGCTACACTTGAAAGGTCTGTATCAAATCCCGTAGCCAATTCTATAGCAGTGTCAGAAACTATGTTTACAATAGTTTTCCCCTCTCCAGTAGAAGAGTCATAAATTTGCTCTCCAATAGTAGTCTCACTTAAGAATAAAGTACCCGAGCCGTTTACATTAATCCCATTAGTTGTTAATGTACCTGTTAAGTCTACATCAACCCTAGAAACTAGCCTCGCCTGTCCTAGTGTATCACTATATAATGGAGTACCTACTTTTAGTTCTGTTATAAAAGAAGTTCCAGCCCCGACTATTGATGTTCCTGTTGCATCAAAAGTACCTGTCTTTAATACTGGGCTAGCGAGCCCGTTGCCATCACCTAATACCCAACCACTTAATAATATTTTATCAATTGCTGTATCCAGTGTTATATTTGTATTGTTTCCAGCATCTCTACATTTACCGGCTTGAAGTCTATTAGTATTAGTACTTATATATTTAGGTAAAAGACCTTTAATGTACCCATCCATAAATACAGACTCAGTAATTCCTACTTCTGCTAGCTTTTGCTCTAGTCTTAGTGGTGTTATTGATGTTGTGTTATCTGTACCATCTGAAGTCTCTGATTGAGAGGATGTTTCCATAGTTCCTCTTACACTTTCTGTGGATTGTGGGATAGCAGTATCTAAATCAACATTTGAGAAGTCGACCTCTGCTAGTCCTAGAGCTGAAACATCCCCTTGTGATACGTTTGACATATCTGTTAATGCGAAACCCATATTTTGTAATTGTACTTTACGAGAAGAAGCCCCGTCAATAGCTACCATATCGCTTGATGATGGAGTTGAAGTTTCTGGTAAGTCGTTTATTCTTTTATCAGCCATTTTATACCTCTAATTTTGTTTCAAATATCATATCATTTCCCAAATCATCTACGATTTGATTTCCTTTATCATCTACCCAGTTGAAAGATTCAACTACATCAACAGGAGTAAACTGAAGCTTAAAAGAAAGTCTCATTTTTCCGCCAACATCTATCATTTTATAACTTCCATCATAAAATCTAGCCTCTCTCTCAAAGCCGACATAGCAATCATATATATCAAAAGGAATAGTCCCTTGTTTGATTGTGTTTTTAAACCAGTTCTCAAACTCTTGCGAATCTCCCTTATCAAGGATGATAGATCCTGTTCGTAATTTGTTAATGTCTGTGAAAATTTCTCTTCTAAAAGATTTTCCAGCGTCTGGTGAGTTTTCTATATAGCCCTTTTGAGGTTCTTGACTCCAATTGTTAGCTAATAATTTTCCGAATGTCCATTCTGCCATTTGTTTTCTCCTATACTCTATTGTCTATGTAGCCATTTAAATTTATTCTAAGGGTTTCAGACCCTCCACCTGACGATGTAAGCTTATATGACAAAGTACTATTCTCTGTATATATAATAGAATTACCGTTAGTACTTTGTGTATTTCCTGCTCCTCCTGCCGAAAGTATTATTTGTTCTAAATTTATTGACGATTTTAAGTATAAAAATCCATCTCCCCCAACATTATTACGAAGATAGTATAAGTTTATCTTAACACCTAAATTAGCCCCAATTGGGATAGGAACTTGGAAATCCGTATAGCTACCCAAAGGGTTAGACGTGGATAGGATGGACTCTACTAAATATGATGTATCCACACCCCCGCCAGCTAATTCACTAGAAGTAAACTCTCTAATTTCTGCACTGTCATTTAACTTAAACGAACCAACTCTTCTATATCTATTAAATCCAGCCGATACAACTGAAGAATCTGCAAGTAAATTAACTGCATTAACATCGAAGTCATATCCTGCGTCTACATTACCTAATCCATCTGTTAATAAGAATAAGTGATAAGTAGAGTTCTTTCTTTTTCCACCAAGTGTCATTCTATCACTAGTAACATCTACTGTGAAAGTCTCGTCTATGATGATTTCAGTATCTGATTTTCTTTGGAAGTCTTCACCTACTGTGTAATCTACTGAAAAAGCTGTTTCTAATACAAGAGAAGTATTATTGATTATATTTGATATCTTCCTAGCTTCATCGTTAACTAATAGATACTCTCCTATAGCTGTTTCTGTTGTGAATAAAGTCCCAGACCCAACAACATTAGTCAAATTAGTTGTTATCGTTCCAGTCATATCAAAATCTGTTTGTATAATCCTACGAGACTCAGTATTCAATACTGAAAACATAACATCTCCTACCTTTACTTCACTTTGAAATAATGTACCAGCTCCATTTACTGTAGTTCCAGTTGAAGCGTAAAAACCTGTTATATCTCTATTTCTAGCAAGACCTAAATTACCTTGTCCAGAAGTCCAATCTTGAGTTAGTGTTTTTCTAAAGGCAGAAATAAGATTTATATTCAAAGTATTTGAGTTGTCCCTACAAGCCCCTTCTGGAATCTCCAGAATAGAAGTACTTAAATAATTAGGTACTAATCCACTTATAAATTTTCTTGGTAATATACCACCCGATACACCTGTCGCAGTCAATACCCCATTTAAAGTCTTAGAAGATATATATTTTGTTTCGTCTGCACCTGCACCTGCTTCTGTCTGAGTAGCCCTTGATACTGTACCTCTTACTGTTTCAGTAGCTTCAGGAATTCTTAAATCTAAATCAACATTTGAGAAGTCGTCTTTAGCAATCCCCTTATCAGCGATATCTTGTACATCAACATTTGAAAGGTCTTGTTCAGCAAATCCTAAGTCTTGTTTTTCTATACTTCTTGATGACGCACCATCGATTGCGAATTTATCTGTATCAGCAATTATAGTTGTTATTGGTAAATCGTTTATTCTTTTATTACTCATAATTTCTCCTTATGTGGCTTGTAAGCCTGTTGATGAAGCTCTTGAATTTGCACTTTCAAATCCACTATTTGTTCTTGAACTAGATAATGCAGAGTTTACTTGTGTTACAAATATATCTATTTCGTTGTTAGGTCTAGTTACTGCTTGTATTTCTGATTGAGAGTTGTTTATTACATTAACTGTTGAGCCACTTCCTCCGCCATTATTAGCCATATTGAATAGGTTCTTTTGTTGATTAGCGTTAAGTATCATTTCTCCAGTTCTTACGGTAGCAAGAGTATTATCTTTTCCTTTAGTCGCTCCTGAGATACCCCCAACAACTCCACCGCTTGCGAAGTGTTCGATACCTGAAGTTTTAACAACACCACCATTTTCAGCTCCGCCTATTAAAGCCCCTATGCCAGTGTCAGCTCCACCAAAAGCTCCAATCAAGGCACTTGTTAATTGTTGTTGTGCTATTTGACTTGCTATATCTTGGATAACGTCGGCGAATAGGTTTCTAAATCTATCTAAGGCATTCTCACCATCTTCTAAAGGTCTGATAAAGGCATCTGCAAAACTAGAGGCTATTTGAGGTGAAGAATCTTCAATTAAATCTTTTACATTCTTCCAAGATAACGCCCATTCTTCTATTCTACCGTCTTTTATAGAATCGTTTACTTGGTCTAAAGCGTCTTTAACATCTAAGTAAGCATTCGCAGTTAATTCAATTTCTGCTCTTGCTGCGGCTAATTGTTCAGGAGATGCTCCACTTGCCAATAAATTAGCATAACTTGTGCTTGCTCCATCTAAAGCAGTTTTTAAATCTATATAAGAGAGAGATTGTTCTTCTATTATTTCTGCACTTTGATTTTGTATTTCGTTAGCTTTGTTTTGTGCATTACTACTTTCTTGTATAAGATTCTTTAAGTTAGTTTGTTTTATTAATAAACTATCTATCTCAGCTCTATATTCTTCTGTGCTTTGAGTAACTCTTTCAATAGAGCCTTTTTGGTTTATAAATACCCTAGACCCAGCTTCTAATGATCTAATAGCACTTTCTGCATCTATAATCTCATCAGTTAATCTTCTAAAGGCTTTTTGTTGAAATTCTAACCCTGTTTTATCTCTAAACGATTCGTTTAATTGGTCTATACCAAAGTTTAACTCTTTTATGAAGCTTGTAGCACTAGGGATTATAATATTACCTAGATTTTCTTTTAATTCTATTAAATTTTGGCTCAAAACTCTTTGTTGGTTGGCAAATGAGTCTGAAGTTCTAGCAAAGTCACCTATTGCATTTGATGATTGAGATATTGCTTGCTCTAAATTAAGATATGCTTTAGCTTGTAATTCTGTAACACCCTTAGACTTTTGTATTACTTTTATTTGAGCATTATATTCTTTTGAGTTTTGTCTTATTACAATACCCAGTGACTTAGCTGACTCAGTCTCTCCTAATAGTGCTTTAGTTAAAGCCTCTGAAGCTCCTTCCGTACCACCTGCGAAGTTAGAGAATGAAGCTAAATCAACAGCAAGCTCATTTACTTGTTTTGAAAGATTTAATGCTTCTTTTTGTGTAAAGCCAAACCCTGTTAAAAGGTCGGCTGTATTTCCTAGTAGTTCTTTAGACTTAGAATTAGCTAATCCGAATGAATCAGCAAAGCTAGTAGCAACTTCATTAGCTCCATCGCTTATATCTCTAAATATTGTGTTGAACTTAGAACTTGTTTCTTCTGCATCACTTGCTGCGTTTAAAAGAGAGAACCCTATTCTACCAATTTGTCTAACAACAACCGCACTACCAATTATTTTAATTGAGTCGCCTAGCTTATCAAATGATTTCTCAGTCTTTAAGGCTGTAGTACCTGTTTTTCTAACTTGTTTATCAAGATTAGCGAAGTCCTTTGTAGAAGCTTTCGCATTGTCATCAATCTTGATTATTACTCTTCCATCTACCATTTAATTCCTCTCGCTTTCTTGCATTGCTCTAATTCCTGTACATAACATCATAGAATCTTTTTCAACACTAAGTTTTATAAGTCCTGCCTTGTAAAATCTCCAAAGTTCAAATATATTCCAAAACTCTTCATCTACAAGCTCTTTTGCTTCTTTAACTTTTCCAGCCCATATTGGACTTTTTACATTTCCAACGAATAATAATTTATCGTCGCTCATTCCTGTAAAATTTGCCCTCCCCTCTTTAACTAAGTGAAAAGCTGTTTTTACTTTTTTTCAAGTTTATCCAATGAAAGAAGACTTAATATCAACTGGTTTTTAATCTGAGAGAATATAAACATACATTCTTTATAGCCTTTATCAAGAAGGTATTTAAGATTATAAAAAGCAACCTCTTTCCCTTCTTTGTTTTTAAATATAGGAAGTCCTTCCCATCTTATAAAGTTATTGCTAGC